CCAGGAACTTAAAGCGCAGGAACCCGCGCCCCGGTGCGTGATCTGGCCGCCCGGACGGATCCGTCGAAATCCGGGTCATTGTGCGGGGGGGTGATCGTTTTGACACTCGACAGACAGGGCGCGAGAAGCCCGGAGGCCGCGCGGGGACTGGGGTTGCGGGGATTCTGGCGGGCGCGGCGTTTTGCGCAGGAGTTGTCACAGACTGCACAATTTCGCGCGAGGTTTGGCGCGGGGTGAGTTACTCCGCGCTGTCTTTGATCTGAATGGTTACGGTGTCGCCTTCGCGGGCGGCGAGAAGGCGGCGGAGGTCGGGGTATTCGACCATGCGGCCGTCGATGACCAGGCCTTCGCTCCAGATTTCACCTTCCATGGTGCTGGCGAGCAGCTGCAGGCCGTGGCTGGGGTGTTCGACCAGGTAGCGGCGCGAGAGCCCTGAGCGGATGCGTTCGCGCAGGCGGCCCATGGCGTCGCCCAGGGTGGCGGACCAAGCGGAGAAGGCGTAGCCGGGGAAGGTGGGCGGGTCGATCTCGCGGGCGCGGACCACGACGCCGTCGGTCTGCGGGCCTTGCGTGATCTCGAAGGCGCGTTCGCGCCCCGTGCAATCGAGGAAGATCTCCCGACAGGGCAGCACCGCGCGCCGCTGCGCCGCACCCTGGCGGACGGGCGCGCCCTGCCCCTGGCGCAGCACCGGCTCGCCCCACAGCTGTTCAACCAGATCCCGACGGAACTTCACTCCCTTGCCCGTCGCCAGCCAGTCAATCGTGACACCGCCAGCCGCCGCAATGGCAATCAGATTGTCGGTTCTTGGCCACGCGCCTTCGAGCACGTTTCGGAGCGTGCCTTCAGCTACGCCACACATACGGGCGAACGCTGAAAGGGATGGATGCTGGTCAATCAGATCTCTCAGCCGCTCCGCAAGATGGCCACTTTCGAGAGGAGGAATGTGGCCGACCGCCACAACCTTCTCGCGGCTGGACACATTCCCGGGAACGCTTGATGTCTCGCGGGATTTGGCCCTTTTCATTCAGATTCCCCTTTCGCGCGAATGTGGCGCGAATGTGTCCCGCAGTAAATTACGCCGCAGGCGGTTGACATCGTAGTTTTCTACGCGCAAGATGCGCCTATGCAAACAACGGACCCCGCCCCCATGAACGCCCCCGATTCCATTGCCCGCCTGGCCGACTGGCACCCGGCCGACATCGTTGCCGCGCTGTCGAAGCGGGGCACGAGCCTGCGCAAGCTTTCGGCCGAGCGCGGCTATGCAGCCGGCAGCCTGCGCAAAGCCCTGCGCCACCCGTGGCCCAAGGCGGAAGCCGTGATTGCGGAGGCGCTGGGGGTGCACCCGGCCGTGCTGTGGCCAAGCCGCTACGGCGCGGACGGCGGCAGCAACCGCAGTGACGTGCGCTGGACGCTTTCCAATGTGCGCAAGGATACCGCGCACCGCAAAGAGTGCAACGTCGACCGCGCTGACGGTCGCGCGGCGGCATGAGCGAGCACGAAGGAGCGCGCGCCATGACACAGCGGATCGACACATTGACGCAGGATCTATTCGAGGTGCCGACCCCGGCCGCGCCAGTGCCGGGCAGCCAGAACTACTGCGTGGAGGTTTCGCACCTGGTGTGCGAGGTGCTGGCCCATGCGCATGCCGACCGGCATGAAGTGGCGGCGCGAATGAGCCGGCTTTCGGGGCGCGACGTGAGCAAGTACATGCTGGACGCCTGGAGCGCGGAGAGCCGCGACGGCTACAACCTGCCGCTCTACATGGCTCCGGTGCTGGAGGCGGCGTGCGAGTCGCACCGGCTCGGGGTGTGGCTGGCGGACAAGCGCGGCGGGCGGCTGCTGGTGGGGCGCGAGGCCCTGAACGCCGAGCTGGGCAAACTGGAGCGGGCGCGCGATGAGGCGGCCCGCAAGATCAAGCAGTTGAAGAGTGTGATGGGAGAGCAGGCATGAGCGAACCGCATTCAGCGGCGCCCGGCGGGCCGGATCAATCCCGCAGCAGGAGCCAGAACCCGAGCAGCAGCATGAGCAACCCCTGCCCGACAAAGGACAGGGACCACACGGTCAGCGATGCCTCTGCGCCGCCGACCCACAGCGCAGCGGCAATGCCGAGCTGCCCCCACACGATCAGCAGCAAGGGGAGCAAGGTGCTCGCCCAGCGCGTGGTCGATCTGGCGCTGCTCGCGCTCTTCTGGCAGGTCTGTGCGGGGTTTTCCGTGCTGCTGGCCGCGCTGGCCGAGGATGGGTTCTGGTTTCTGGCGTTGGTCTGGATCTTGTGCCAGGCCAGCGTCGTGGCGGGAATTGCGTTGATCAACGCAGCCAGAACGATTGCAGAAGACGTGATGGGAGAGCAGGAATGAGCGAGCAACAGAACGGCCGCCACCCCCCGAAGGGGTGGGGGTGTGCGTGCGAGGCCGGAGATCGAGAGGCGTTCGAGGCGGCGAAGACACTGCCGCTGGAAAGCCTGGCGAAGCAGCGCCGGGCGCTCGACGTGGCGCTGAAAGTGTGCGCGTTCATCGAGCGCGCTGGCATTGATGCCGATGCGCCGACGACGCTCGAAGGGCTGCTGCTGGCGATGCAGATGATCGGCGGCCCCAATGGCGCCGCCGATGTGGTGCGTTACTGCTCCTTCAGGCGGGACTGAACGTGATTCAGCAGGTAGTCAAACACAGCTACGGCTTTCGGCGTTTCGCCCCCGCGGCGCGCGCCTGCCGCCTCGGCGACTTCGTTGAGCATGCCCGACTTGTCCGCGAGCAGGGCAACGGTGAGCTGAGTGGCGAGTTTGGCTGCTTCAAGTTTTTCCATGAGGGTTCTCCGGTGATGAACGGGATGCAAGTGGGTAGCCTGCAGGTTCATTCTACGGGCATGAACCCTCGCCAATTGCGGAAAGGGGGTGCGGCGTGAATACGGTGCTGCGCATGGTGTCGCGGGGGGCGGTGCGGGTGGATGGCGTGTGGTGGTATGCGCCCGAGCTGGAGCTGCACCACCGTGCCGTGGTGGGGGTGCGGGTGGAGGCTGGCAGGGCGGAAGCCGTGCTCGATGGCGCCACGATCGTGCTGGCCCGGCTGGAGGGCTGAACCATGGCGAAGAGCTGGTTCAGCGCGCAGGAGTTGGCCGGTTTGCCGGGGCTGCCGAGCCTTTACTCCTCTGTGATCAAGGTCGCCAAAAAAAATTTGTGGCAGTCTCGCAGTAAACTACGAGGCAAGGGCCTCGAATACGCCCTCGAATCTGTCCTGAAGCACGTCGGGGTGGGCGGCCAGAAGGCGCTGTTCGACGCGATCATCCGGCGCGAGGGGACGTTCGAAGCGGACGAAGCGGCGCTGCCGGCGCCCATGCCGGCTGCGGCAGTGCGCCCCGCCCCGGCGGCCCGTCCGGCCTCAACCGCTGTGGCCCCCGCCGCCCTGGTGGCGGAGGAAGCCACCGCCGCGCAGCGGATCGTGCGCGATGCGCGGCTTTCGATCCTGAATGCAGTGCAGCGGGCGGTGCTGGCCCACGACATGAGCGCGAGCAAGGCGGTCGATGCCTGGCTCGCGGCGCTTGCCGACGGCAGCATGCCAGCGCAGCAGCAACTGTGGTGCGCGCTGGCAAACGACCGCTGCGGGATGGCGTGGGATGTGGCCTTTGATGGGGGCATGGCGCGGGCGCTGCCGGCGCCCGGGGTGGATGTGGGCGAATACGCCCGCAAGGTGTCGAAGCGCTCGATCCAGCGCTGGATCGCGGAGCGCATGGCAGGCGGGGATGACGCGCTGATTCCCGGCCGGCCGCAGAAGGACATGGGGGTTCCGGCGTGGGCGCCGTACTTTCTCGCGGAGATGCAGAAGCCGCAGAAGCCCTCGCTCAGCTCGGCCTACCGCAAGATGGCCGAGCGCCTGGCAGCGCTGGGCTGGCAGCCGCATGACGGGCGCGGCAAGGCCGAAGCCGGCCACTACCCGAGCTACAGCGCGGTGAGCCGCTGGTACGACGAGAAATACAGCAAGCTCGATGCCGCGCGCGGGCGCAACACGGGCAGCGCAATGAACCCGTTCAAGTTCGCCCACAGCCGCACGGCTGAAGGCATGTGGCCGCTCCTCGAGGTGCATTCCGACGGCTGGAACACGCACTTCACCGCGCCGCACCCGGTGAGCGGCAAGTTCGTCACCTTCGAGCTGTGGCACAGCCACGATGTCGCCACGCGCAAGGCCTATGTGCATGAGCGCTCGGTGGGCTTGAGCGAAAACATGCAGGTGATCCTCGGGAGCCTCTACGCGGTGTGCGTGGAAGATGGCGAGCCGGTGATCTGGCAGACGGACAACACCGGCAGCGTGAAGAACGACCGGGTGGAGTTCGACCCGTGCGCGTCGATCGCCTCGCGCCGCGGCATCAGCATCGTGCACAACCTGCCGGGCAACAGCCAGGCCAACGGGATTGCGGAGAGCTTCAACCGCTACCTGGACGAGCGCGCCAAGGAGCTGGCCACCTACCAGGGCAAGGGCATGGATGCGCTGGCGCACAAGCGGGTGCACCGCATCACCCAGAAGATGGTGCAGGCGCAGAACAAGGGCGATCTTCAGGCCGCTGCCCAGTTGCGCGCCGAGGCTGCGCGGGTGGGCGCCGGGCTGGTGTTCGGCAGCCATGCCGAGGCGCGCGCCTGGTTGTGCCAGGTGGTGGCCGAGTTCAATGACCGCCCGCACAGCAGCCTGCCGCGCATCACCGACCCGGCCACCGGCCGGCGCCGGCACATGAGCCCGAACGAGCGCATGGCGCAGTTCGTGGCGGCCGGCTGGGAGCGCAAGCCGCTGACGGGCGAAGAGCTGGCGGACGCCTTCCGCGTACATGAACGCAAGACGGTGGTGCGGGGCACGGTGAAGGTGCTGGGCCAGACCTACCACCACGCCGAGCTGGACCTGATCAACGGCGAGCAGGTGCTGGTGGCCTACGACCTGGAGGATGGCGCCCGGGTGTGGGTGAAGGACCTGGAAGGGCGGCTCGTGTGCGAGGCCCCGTTCTACGAGTCGCGCGCCTACCGGTGCCGCTCGTTCGTCGAGATCGCGCTGGAGACCCGCGCCGATGCGCAGCAAAGGCGGCTGGGCAAGAAGATCGACGACATCGAGGCGCAGCGCCCGCGCACCGTGCTGGAGGCGCCCGCATCCCCCGCCCTGCCCGACTTCGCGCAGCAGTTCTTCGCCGAGGCGATCGACGCTCCGGCCCGCGAGTTGCTGGAAGTGCAGGCAGAGGCGTTACCAGAGGCCGAGCCAGAGGCTGCAGTGACGCCGGAAAACGTGCGCACGCTGCCGGGCAAGGCGCACCGCTACGACGACCCGACGGATCTTGCGCTGTACCTCTACGGCGACCGACTGGATGAAGAAGACGAGCGCGGCGACGCAGATTTTAAGGCGGCCGTCGGGTGAGTTGCCGCTCACCCGAGGCCATTTGAAACGCAGCACAGGGTAGTGACCGCAACCAGGAGTGTAATCCATGAAAAGAGAGTTCGTGAAAACCGACAACGCCAAGCGCTTTCGCGCCGGCATCGCCATGCTGGAGGCGCGCGGCGCGCTGGAGGCCGGCTGGATGCTGGTGATCGGGCGCCCGGGCGAAGGCAAGACCACGACGCTGCACAACTGGGCGGCCGAGGTCGGCGCGGTGATGCTGACGGCGCAGGAAGGCTGGACGCCCAACCGCATGCTCACCGAACTCGCCGAAAAGCTTGGCATCGAGCCGGTGCGCGGCTTCGAGCGCAAGATCGAGGAGACCATCGCCGGCGAGGAAATCCCGATCGTGCTCGATGAGGCGGCGTTCGCACTCCACAACAGTGCGGCCTGCCTGGAGCGGCTTCGCGGCATCACCGACAAGAGCTGCACGCTCATGGTGATGGCGGCGATGGAGCAGGACCGGCCGAAGTTCGCGCGGCGCATGCAGATTGCCAGCCGCATCAGCTACGTGTGCGATTTTCACAAGAGCACGCTGGAAGACGTGGCGGCGGCCTGCGGTCAGCTGGGCGAGGTCGAGATCGCCGCGGACCTCGTCGAGCGCATCCACCGCGACACCGACGCGCGCATGCGCCTGGTGATGACCGCCATCAACCGGGTGGAAGCCGTGGCCCGGCGCAACGGGCGCGGCCGCGTGGAGCTGGCCGACGTGAAGGGGCTCGCGCTGTGCGAGGACTTCAACCGCGCGGTGGTGCGCGGTGGGGTGCGGAGGGCTGCGTAAATGACGCGCGAACACCCCCGCCTCGCGCAACCGCTCCTCGCGCTGATCGCCGCCGAGCCAGAAGGCGCAGGCACTACGGCAGCCCTTGCCGCGCGCATGGGGCGCCCGACCAACCTGATCACCACCACGGCGCTGATTCTCAAGCGCCGCGGGCTGATCGAAGTGCCCGAGCGCGGGCGCTATGTGCTGACCGAGGCGGGGCGCGAGTGGCTGGCGAGCGGGCGCGTGATCGCCAGCGGCCAGGGGCGGCGCAGAACCCCGCGCACGAGCGGGCTGCGCGAGCGTGCCTGGTGGCTGATGCGCGAGCTGCGCAAGTTCACGCTGGTGGATCTTTTGACCACGCTGGCCGATGGCTCCGAGCGCGATGCCGGGGGCAACCTGCGCGCCTATCTCACCGCGCTCGAACGCGTCGGGGTCGTGGTGCGCATGCGCCGGCGCGTGCCCGGCACTTCTCCGAACAGCAACGGCCACGTGCTCTATTGGCTCAAGCGCGATCTGGGACG